GCGCCAGTTCCGACCGGCGCATGGCGGCGATGGCATCAGCGTCGAGCACCGCGCCAAGCGCCTGTGCCTGTGCCCCGAGCCGGGTCATCTCTGCCCCACCGTTTTGCAGGAGCGGGATCAGCCGCGTCGCGTCCGACGCCATGGCCTCGAGATAGAAGGTCATCTCCTGTTGGCTGACGCCCGCGCGCTCGAGGCTGTCGACATAGAGTTGCAGCGCCTCCGGCCCCGAAAGCCGGGCGAACTGGTCCGCCGTCACGCCAACCCGCGGCGCGATATTCTCGAAGAAATCCGCCATAGGACCGCCGCCCGTCTGCAGGAAATCGCCCACGCGATCGTTCACGTCCTTCAGGATATCGGCGAACTTTTCTTGCTCGATGCCCACGGTGGCGGAGGCCGCAGACCAGCGCTGGAAGACCTCCGGGTTTGCATTAGCCACCTGGCTGAGTTGGCCGATCTCGTTGGCCGCAGCCACAGTCGAGCGGGTCATCGACACAACGGCAGCAGAAAGAGCTGTGGCAGCAGCGGTCGCTGCGATCCGCGCCCGGCGCGCGAAGGCCGCCATGCGCGCGTTGGCTTGGTCGAGCTCGCGGCTGAGGCGTCCCATTCCACGGGTTCCCGCCTCACCGACACCTTCCAGCTCGGCACGCACCTGGCGCCCGCCCATCGCAGAGAGGCGGACGGATACACGTTTATCTGCCATGGAAGACGTCCTCAAAAGCGTCAGACCTCGTTCCAACCGGAAACGAGGTCAGGTCAGGCCTGTTCCGGCCTGCAGGTGTTCATTGATCTTACGCACCATCACTGCCTCAATGGGCGGCAAGAGTTCCGCGAGGATGAGGGGCGAGAGCCCTAGGGCAGCCCCGAGTTGCAGCGCCGCGCCCATGTCCCAGCCAAGGACAGCGCCGCCGCTCATGCCGCCCACGACGCGCACCTGTCCGCTGAGGCGCTGGACCAGATCCCAGACCTGCCAGCCCTCGAGCGTCAGCGGGCGATGGAGCGTGCGCGGGCATTCCGCGCATACAAAGGTGCAGGCGGCGCAATAGTCACCGCCCCCGCCGAACTCCCAGTCGGCAAGAGCGGTCAGGCGTTTTTTTCTGCGTCCAGAATGAGCGCGCCCGCGATGTAGTTGGTCTGGAAGGCCTCGAAGATCGGCCAGAGCTCCAGAAGCGCGTCGATGCCCTCGGGCGTCAGCGGCAGCGGTTTGCCGTCCTCGTCGCCGACGCCTTCCCAGTCCTTGACGACGATCCGGGCGACGGCTTTGGCGACGATGCGCGCGAGCTCGTCGTTTGAATGGGCCGCTTCGCCCTCAACCGCCGCCGCGGCGACAATCGCCGGATCGCTCCGCGCAGCCAGCATGATGGCGGTGGTTAGCGGCTCCACCAGCAGGCGGACGCCATGGCCGAGGTCGAGCCAGCGCGGCTCAGCGGAGAGGTTGAGTTTGAGCATGTATTGAGGTCTCCATTATTCATTGGCACAAAAAGCGAAACGATCACGCGGGGCGGCCCGCTCAGGATCGGCCCCCAACCGGGTCACACCTGATCCGCGATCAGATAAGAGGAGCGCGCCAAATGGCCGAAGACCCCGACTGGCGTCAGATTTTGGAACTGTCCGTGGCGTTGGAGATCACCAAGTCTGAGCGCGCGAGCCTCAAAGAGCAGGTTGCCTTGCTTCAGAACCAATTGCGCGAGGCCACGCAGCGCGCCGAAAGAGCGGAAGAACGTCTGCACGACACCACCGTCATGATGGCCACCATAAGCCGCGAGGCGATCACCGCCCCAGGCCGGTCCATGGCCACCGAAGTGACGATCAACGGCAGATCGGTCCTGCGCCTGAGTAATCCAATCTCCCATATTGAACACAAGGCAGTCCGCGCCCGGCGCCATCAATAAGCATCACGCTCATTGACCAACGTGACAGTGCACATACGGCCCGCGACGGGGTCGCTGGCCGCCTGCCAATCGAAGGTTGCTTGCACACCCTGTGGACCAGAGATCTCAATGCGGGGACGCGGGAGGTAGACGGCATGGGCTGTCAGGGTCAGGGTCTCGCCCGTGGGCAGCGCGTAGGAAAACTCCAGCTCGCAGGCCTCACCATTGATCGCCTGTTGCACCAGCGTCTGGTCCGCGAAGCGCACAACGACATTGCCCGTGAGCGCCGCGATCGACGGATCCACCCCGTCGATCTTGCCATCTGCGCGGATTGTCTCGATGCGATCGAGATTGTTGGCATAGGTGATGTCCGCCGAAACAACGTTGCCGATATTGGCCCCATTTCGCGTCATCGCACCGTTGAAGTGGCCGAAGCGTTTCAGCGCAATACTGGCGGGCGTGCCTGCTGTGGTGCTCGTAGCGATCTCCTCACCTTGCGCAACAATGCTCACGGTGGCCGTCAGCAGCCCCGAGCGCGCCATCTGCCAGCTCAAGCTGTCCACCATGCAGCCGGAATACATTGCATAGCGCGGCACCTCAGGCATGCCCGTCTCGACCGAGAACGATGGCAGCGCCCAACTGCCAGAACGGAACTCGTGGGTATAAGGAGCATCGGCACCTGTTGTGGTGGGCGCCCCAAATGCAGCCTTTAGCCAGAAGCCAAAGGCCTCGGCATCGATCGGGATCACCACGTCTCCGTCCGCCGTCACCGCATCTTTGATCGGGGCCTGCGGATCGCGCCCGTAGCCCAGCAGTTCCGATGTCTCCAGCGGTTGCTCCGCCCCCAGTGTCGTGCTGGCGAAAGGCATTTTGGAGTAGCCGCTCACTGGTGGTGTGCCATAGGTTGTCTCGAACGCCAGCGCCATCTGCGCCCGCGCCCCTTGGGCTCGTGCCATGGTGTTCTCCTCGGGTTGTAGGGGTCAGGCCAGCGGGTCGGCCGTGGAATAGTGCAAGACGACCGGAATAACCGCTGCCTTCAGGCTTGCCGCGCCCTCGACAGGCAGATCGACAGGCTGCGGGGCTTCAGCCTCAACCCATTCGCAAAGGCCGCCTAGCGTTCGGTCGGCGGCGAGCGCCGTGCCGATGCTGGTACACAGTATATCGAAAGCGCCATCGCGGTCAGTGCCTTGGACTATGACCTCGATTTCGGCGCGGTGTTGGTAGTGATAGGCGAGCGGCGACAGCGTCACATCGGGCTCCCCCGGTTCACCGTCGCGCAGGATCAGCAGGCCAGCATCTGGGACGCGCTCCGGCAGCACATCACCGCGCAGGGCGGTGGCGGGCAGCGCCGAAAGCCGCGCGTGCAGCGCGACTAGGATGGTTTCGCGCAAACTCAAAGCTTGTCCTCCACCCAATTCGCCACGATCAGCGCCGGCACGGCCGCCTGCGCGCGCTCTGCGTCCCGCGCCAGATCAAGCCGTTTCGCGAGCTTCACCTGTGGCACCAGTAGGAAGATCGGCACCGTCGCCTTGCCACGACCCGTCTTCGACCGCGATGCAACACCCAGTCCCCGGCTGTTCAACCGCCCGTCGGCCACCAGGAGGCTCGGGCCGCGTCGACGATAGACGAACCGCAGCCGTAGCCCCCGCCGCCGTTCCCACTCGCCCGGTGTGATGCGCCCACCTTTCAGGCCTTTGCCAGCCGCCGCCGTCGGTATGGCGAGCCAAAAGCCGTCCTTCGAGCGGATCAACGGTCCCGTGTCATGCGCCCCCACGATGACCGGCGCCTTCGACCAGACCAACGCCGCTGCTTTCAGGCTTTCACCAGCCTTCGGGTAGGTCTGGCTCCGGATCGAATTCGCAAGGCGACGGCCAAGCCCCACTTGGGTGATCTGCCCGCGCCACGCGGATTTCAGGTCCGTGCCAGCCTCGCGCATCGCCGCACTGACGGCTTTTTCGCCCGCTTTGATCTCGGCTGCCATCACGGCGGTGAGGTCCGGAGTGATGTCGAGGCCAAGCTTCATGCGGGGGTCAGTTCTATCGTCCAGATCAGCCGCTCGCGGTCACGCCGCGGTTCGCCCTGGATCAGGAAGGTTTCGTCCCCGATCAGGATTTGCTCCTGAGGGCGTGGGTCCGGAATATCCGCCACCTGGACATCGATCCGGGTGGTGTCAGACAGGAGCCGCGCCGACCCGAACTCTGTGATCTCGTCGGGTCGGCGCAGAATGCCCCGTGCACGGGTGAACTGGCCCTCGCTGTCGCGATGCCAGATCTCAACCGAGATGTTCGGGTCGGCAAAGAGGACACCCAGTGCATCGGAAAAGGCGCTCATCAGGTCCGCTTGGCCGAGCGCAGGACCTGTGGCCGGGTGCAGATCGGCAGCGGGTTGCTTTCGATCTCGAGGCGAACCCATTCATCCCGGTCGCGGTCTGGGATCATGCGCGCATAGAGCGGCAGACCCAGCGTGTTCACCGTTTCAAACGTGTCGGCCGGTGCGTAGTAGATCTCGAAGAGCCCCTCGACGCCTTCGGGATAGAAATACGCCTTGTCAGTCGGCACGCCGAAGCCAAGCCCGCCCCGGTAGCGGCGGAAGGTGATGCCGCCAAAGCTGACCTCTTCCCCGACGCGGCCGCGCAGGTCGGCCGCTGCGGCCGTGTTGAGATAGGTCTCACGAACTTCCTTGTGAGCGACGAGATCAGCGAAGAAGGCCGAGCCGCATTCAGCGCGCAGCTGCACCTGACCGGCGGCCAGCCCGCCAAGGCTGTCCTCGACACTTTCGATCATGGCCTGGCAGCGCTTCCTGAGCGCGCCGGATGCCGGGGTCGCGTTGTCGAGATCGAAGTCGACCTCCGCGGCCGGTGTGATGCCGAACTCGGTGTAGTAGTTGATGACGGTCGCGCCGTCTTTCGGGTCCTTGACCACACCCTGGATGCCGTTGAAGAGGTGGAATTCGAAGGTGGCCTCGGCGTCGTTGCGCATGCGGCCCATTTTGCGCGCTACCTCGGTCTGCACCTGCTGGGTGGCAGTCTCAGAGCCAAAGTCGCGGATGCCCTGGATTTCCGAGGCCCAGAGCACATCCTGCTTTTTGAACTGACGGCAGACGAAGGCGCGCATGTCGCGCCGTTCCGGCACCTGTTGTTCATAGGCCGAGCCGCGTTCCGAGAACGGGATCAGCGAGAGCGTGCCATCGCGGCTTTCGATCATTACGGTGCGCTGGCGCACGCCACGCGAGCCAAAGAGGCCTGCACCCGACAGGATTGCCGGTTTGAAGGGGATGTTTTCCAGAGCCCGGGTGAGCTCGATGATGCTGAAGGCGTCGCCCTCGAAGATGTCCATGGTCGCCATGGGGATGTCCTT